ATGCTAACTTGGCTATATTAGCCTTAGAACAAATGACACATGAGCATAGTATTTAACGCATCAGATCATAGCTATAAAAGTATTGATGGTGCAGAAGGGATTGATTGGATAAGTGTGACTACAATTATATCAAGTCTAAAAAAAGGATTTGATGCAAAAGCTGTAGCTGAAAGAGTTTCTAAAAATAAGAGATCAAAATGGTATGGTGTTGAACCTAAAGATATAGAAGCTATTTGGAAGAATGAAGCAGATAGAGCTACTACTTTAGGGACATATTATCATAATCAAAGAGAAGACGACTTATGTTCTTTTGCATCTATGGAAAGAGAAGGGGTTACTGTTCCTGTAATTGCACCATCTGGTGAGACTGATGGTATTAGATATGCTCCGTCACAGAAACTTGATTCTGGTATATATCCAGAACATATGGTCTATTTAAGATCAGCAGGTATATGTGGTCAATCAGATTTAGTTGAAGTAGTCAATGGTAAAGTAAATATTATTGACTATAAGACTAATAAAGAAATTAAGACTGAAGCATTTACTAATTGGGAGGGTATTACTGAAAAGATGCTTGATCCTGTAAGTCATTTAGATGATTGTAATTTTAATCATTATGCATTACAATTGAGTATTTATATGTATGTTATACTTAAGCACAATCCTAAATTAAAACCAGGAAGAATATTTATACATCATATTACATTTGAACAGGAAGGAGAAGACAAATGGGGTTATCCTATTGCTAAGTTAGATAGAGAAGGTAATCCAATTGTCAAAGAAGTTATCCCTATGTCAGTACCTTATCTTGTAGACGAGGTAATTAGTATTATGCATTTTTTACAAAACAATAAACACAAAATTAAAAAGAAATGATAGTAAGATTATTTGATGTACAAAACGGAGTAGTAGTCCCAACAGAACATTGCTACACACTGAAAGCTCTTAAAGATATAATGGATAACTATCCTGAAGATCATCTTAAGATATATCTCTATTTATTTTACATGACATGTCCTAATCCAGATATGAATCCTTTCTTTCATACACCTGAGATAGATAAAGAACCTATTATACTACAAGAGATACAAGCAGAGTTTTCTCCAGAGGATGATGATATATTTATTGCATTACAGTTCTGTCAAAGAATGTATGAAACTCCTACATCAAGAGCATATAAAGGTATGGCATCCATGTTAGATAGATTAGCTAGATACATGGAGACTACAAGTATTAGTGCAGGTAGAGATGGTAACATTAATTCATTAGTTGCTGCAGCTAAAAACTTTGATCAGATTAGAGCATCATTTAAAGGAGTCTATAAAGATCTTCAAGATGAACAATCAAGCAAGGTTAGAGGTGGACAGGGATTAGCTTACGATAGTTAATTATGAGTCAAATATATGAAGATATTCCCTGTTGGGAAAATGGTAATTGGTCTACAGTTAGTTATAACTCTAGACAAGAATTTGCAGAAGCTATTAAAGAGCTTTTTAAAGAACCTGGTCAATATGAATTTGATGAAACAAGTTTTATATTTAATGAGCAGTCTGTAAAATTTAAACAAAACAATGTATATTGTACAGCACCTTTTAAGTCCAAAGATTTTATTAACTATTGGGATGATCAAAAACATAAATGTAGAAAAGGTGTATTTTATATAAACAATGGTAAGAAGTGGTATCTTACAAGAGATTACTACATGTGGTTAAACTTCTTACCTATCTTTGACAAGGAAGAACAAAATTTTGGTTTTGCTAAAGTCAGAGATGCACAATACCACATGGCACTATATGAGTTACTTGCTGAGTTAAATTACCAACATGTAGCTATTCTAAAGAAACGTCAGATAGCATCATCATACTTTCACATTTCTAAGTTACTTAATCAGCTTTGGTTTGAGGCTGGGGTTACTCTTAAAATGGGAGCTAGTCTTAAAGATTACATTAATGAGAAAGGTTCTTGGAAGTTTATGTCTGAGTATGCAGCATTTTTGAATGAACATACTGCATGGTATAGACCAATGTCTCCAGACAAAGTGTTGATGTGGCAACAGAAGATTGAAGTTAGAAAAGGGGATAGAAAGAATGAAGTAGGTTTAAAAGGTACCATGCAAGGTATGTCTTTTGAAAAAGATCCTACAAATGGTGTAGGGGGTCCGGTAAAATACTTCTTTCATGAGGAGGCAGGTATTGCGCCTAAAATGGATCAGACATATGAGTATATGAGACCAGCCATGAGATCAGGTATGATCACAACAGGAATGTTTATGGCCGCAGGATCTGTGGGGGATTTATCTCAATGTAATCCTTTAAGGGATATGATCCTTAACCCTATATCAAAAGACATTTATGCAGTTGAAACAAATCTGATAGATGCAAAAGGTACTGTTGGTATGTCAGGTTTATTTATTCCTGAACAATGGTCTATGCCTCCACACATTGATGAGTTTGGTAATTCACTTGTAGAAGATGCATTAAAAGCTTTAGATGAACAGTTTGCTAAATGGAAAGATGAGTTATCTCCAGAAGATTACCAATTAAGGATTTCTCAGCATCCAAGAAATATTGAAGAAGCATTTGCACACAGAACAGTATCTGTATTCCCAACACATTTACTTACTGCACAGCAAAGAAGAATTGAAGATAAAGAATATGGTTATGAGTTCTTAGATATTAGTACAGATGAGAATGGAAAACCAGTTGTAAAAGCTTCTAATAAACAACCAATTAGAGAGTTTCCAATTACTAAGAAGACTGAAGATAAAACAGGATGTCTTGTAGTATGGGAAAGACCAGTAGCTGAACCATCATTTGGTCAGTACTACGCATCTATTGACCCCGTGTCTGAGGGTAAGACAACTACATCTGAATCATTATGTTCTATCTATGTCATGAAAGCTCCTGTAGAGGTAACTAAAGTAACCGGTACAGAGACAGAAACATACATAGAACCAGATAAAATTGTAGCTGCTTGGTGTGGTAGATATGATGATATAAACAAAACACATCAGAAACTTGAGTTAATTATTGAATGGTATAATGCTTGGACTGTTATTGAGAATAACATTTCTTTGTTTATTCAGTATATGATGTCAAGAAAAAAACAAAGATACTTGGTGCCTAAGAGTCAGATTATGTTCTTAAAAGATCTTGGTGCAAATGCTAACGTGTTCCAGGAGTATGGTTGGAAGAATACCGGTACATTGTTTAAAGCTCACTTGTTAAGTTATGCTATTGAGTATTGTAAAGAAGAACTTGATGTAGAAACTAAAGCTGATGGTACAATTGTACGTACAAAATATGGTATTGAAAGAATACCTGATATGATGTTGTTACAAGAGATGAGGGAATATGCACCAGGAGTCAACGTGGATAGACTAGTTTCTTTTGCAGCATTGGTTGCATTCATGCGGATACAACAAACAAATAGAGGTTACACTAAAAAAGTAATCATGGATGATACTGCCAAAAACTTGCAAAAGTCAGAAAATTTGTTTAAATTAAATAAGAGTATGTTTAGACATATGGGTGGTGGAAAAAACAATATGCTCAATAGTGGGTTTAAAAAATCTGCATTTAAAAATATTAAATAATAAATTATGCAAATAATTAACGCATTACAAGCTAAGAAAGGTGTTAAGACTGAACAAAACAGGATGGGTAGTATTACCCAACCATTGCAGTTTATTCCTAAAAAAGATAAAGATGAAGAGTGGGCAGCTTGGAATCTTGACTGGCTAGAGTGGCAAGGATTAAAACAAATCCGTAGAAATGCCCGAAGACTAATGAAGAATTATAAATTAGCAAAAGGTATTATTGATAGAACAGACTATATCATTGAGGAAGATAATGAATACAGGGATATAGTTGAAACTCTTGTTAAGGAAGATTACTCAGCATTAGAATTAAAGTTTTACCCAATTATCCCAAATGTTATTAATGTTTTAGTAGCTGAATTTGCTAAAAGATCTACTAAATTAACATATAGAGCTATTGATGATTTTTCTTACAATGAAATGCTTGAACAAAAAAGAGCACAAGTAGAAGAAACATTAATGACAGATGCTCAAACAAAGATAGTTGCAGCAATGTTAGAACAAGGACTTGATCCTGAATCTGAAGAAGCAAAACAACAACTAGCTCCTGATGCTATAAAACAACTACCACAAATTGAACAGTTCTTTAAAAAAGATTACCGTTCTATGGTAGAACAATGGGCTACTCATCAACATGCTGTAGATACAGAAAGATTCCGAATGGATGAACTAGAGGAGAGAGGTTTCCGTGACATGCTTATTACAGATAGAGAATTCTGGCATTTCCAAATGATGGAAGATGATTATGAAGTAGAGTTATGGAATCCAGTACTTACCTTCTATCACAAGTCTCCAGATATCAGATATATTTCTCAATCAAACTGGGTAGGTAAAACAGATATGTTTACTGTATCAGATGTTATTGATAAGTTTGGTCACGTTCTTACACAAGAACAACATGAAGCATTAGAGAATGTATATCCAATTAGATCAGCTGGTTATAATATTGCTGGTCTTCAGAATGATGGTTCATTCTATGATGGAACTAAATCACATGACTGGAATGTTAATATGCCTTCATTAGCATACAGACAGTATACATCATTTATGGCTGGTAATATAACAGATGGTTCTGATGTTATTACACAAATCTTAGCTGAAGGAGAAGACTATTATGATCAAGGTACTGCTTATTTATTAAGAGTAACTACTGGATACTGGAAGTCTCAAAAGAAAATTGGACACTTGGTTAAGATTACTGAAGAAGGGGAGGTGTCGAATGACATAGTATCTGAAGATTATATAATCACAGACAAACCTATTTATGATACAAGAGTCTTTAAAAATAAAACAAAAGATAATTTATTATTTGGAGAACATATTGATTGGATTTGGATTAATGAAGTATGGGGAGGTGTTAAGATTGGACCAAACATTCCTTCATTCTGGGGTATGAATAATCCAGGTGGATTTTCTCCAATCTACATTGGTGTTAATAGAAATCATATTGGACCACTTAAGTTTCAATTTAAAGGAGACAATTCTTTGTACGGATGTAAACTTCCTGTAGAAGGATCTGTATTTTCAGATAGAAATACTAAGTCTACTGCATTGCTTGACTTAATGAAACCATACCAGATTGGATACAACATTGTTAACAATCAGATTGCAGATATCTTAGTAGATGAACTTGGTACTGTAATCATGCTTGATCAAAATGCATTACCTCGTCACTCATTAGGAGAAGATTGGGGTAAAGGTAATTATGCAAAAGCTTATGTTGCAATGAAGAACTTTCAGATTCTTCCTTTGGATACATCAATCACAAATACTGAAAATGCTACTAACTTTCAACATTTCCAAAAATTAGACTTAGAGCAAACAAATAGATTGATGTCAAGAATTCAACTTGCTAACTACTTTAAACAACAAGCATATGAAGTAATTGGTGTTAATCCACAAAGAATGGGTCAACAGTTATCACAGACTACAGCTACTGGAGTAGAACAAGCAATGGCTGCATCATATGCACAAACAGAAATGTTCTTTATCCAACACTGTGATTATTTAATGCCAAGAGTGCATCAGATGAGAACTGACTTAGCACAATTCTATCACTCAACAAAACCATCAGCTAGATTAACTTATGTTACTACAGCAGATGAGAAAGTTAACTTTGAGATTAATGGTACTGATTTATTACTGAGAGATTTAAATATTGCAGTAAGTACTAATGCTAATCACAGATCTATTCTTGAGCAATTAAAACAAATGGCTCTTCAGAATAATACTACTGGTGCTTCTATCTATGATCTTGGTAAAGTTGTTCAGTCAGATTCAATTGCTCAACTTAATGCAGCATTAAAAGAATCTGAACAAAAACAAGAACAACAGAAACAACAAGAAATGCAACAACAACAGCAAATGCAAGAACAACAAATCAAATCTCAACAAGATATTGAGAAAATGAAGATTGATTCTGAAATGGCTGAAAAAGAAAAAGATAGACAACGTGATATCCTTGTTGCTGAAATTAGAGCTGCTGGTTATGGTTCTGCTTCAGATGTTGATCAAAATATGATGTCAGATTATCAAGATGCTATGAAAGATATTAGAGATACAGAACAATATCAAGAGCAAGCAGGTTTACAAAGAGAAAAAGAAGTAAACAGAATGACAATTGAGAATCAGAAAAATCAAGTAGAGAGACAGAAAATTCAAGCTCAAAAAGAGATTGCTGATAAACAATTGCAAATAGCACAAGAAAATAAAAATAAATTTGATGTAAAACCTGGAAAACAAAAATAGTATTTAGCTATATACTACAATTTTTTTTCACGAACTTATAAATTTTTCAAGTTTATTTTGTATATTGAAGTATAACATAAAACCAACAAGAATGACAGATGAAACAAAAGACCTCAATGAGGTTGTTGATTCTACAACGGTAGATCAAGTAGATGTAAATATTGATGAGTTGTTTGGAATGCCTGGAGCTGATAGTGTAATGCTACCAGATGCAGAAAATGAAAAACCTAAATCAATGTTTCATAAAGAAACAACAGACACTACGTTCTTTGACAATCCTTCTACTACTATAGAAGAGAAAAGAGAAGCTGCAGAAAAAAAGATTGAGGTTGATGAAACAATCAATGAACTTGACAATCTTATAGCTCAAGAAGAAGAAGCAGGTAACAAAGGAAGACCAAAGGTTGATAAATCTGGTCTTGCTGAATTAGCTGCTAAAATGATTGAGGAAGGTTCTTTAATTGGATTTGATGATGACAAACCATTAGAAGAATATACAACAAAAGATTTTAGAGAACTTTTTGAAGCTAACTTCCAAGAAAGAGAAAATGCAATTAGAGAAAATACTCCAAGAGAATTCTTTAATGCACTTCCTGAAGAACTTCAAGTAGCAGCAAAATATGTAGCTGATGGTGGACAAGATTTAAAAGGTCTTTTCAGAACATTAGCACATGTAGAAGAAATGAGACAACTTGATCCAACAGATGAGTATGATCAAGCAGAAATTGCAAGAGCATATCTTCATACTACAGGATTTGGAACAGCAGAAGAAATTGAAGCTGAAATCCAAGACTGGAAAGATTTAAATAGATTAGAACAAAAAGCTAATCAATTTAAACCTAAGTTGGATATGATGCAAGAAGAAATTATTGCAAGACAGTTAGCTGAACAAGAACATAAGAAGGCTATGCAAGCAGAACAAGCAAAAGCATATCAAGAAAATGTTTATAGTACATTAGCTGCTGGAACAATTGGTGGTTTAAAGCTTGACAAAAAAGTTCAAGGGTTATTATTCTCCGGACTAGTTCAACCAAACTACCCTTCTATATCAGGGAAACCAACCAACTTACTTGGTCACTTGTTAGAGAAGTATCAGTTTGTAGAACCAAGACATGACCTGATTGCTGAAGCACTTTGGTTACTTGCAGATCCAAATGGTTATAAAACTAAAGTAAGGGATCAAGGAAGTAAACAAGCTACAGAAAAAGTAGTAAGACAATTGAAGACAGAAGAATCAAGAAAAATAACTTCTTCTATCAACACACAATATGATGATGAACCTAGAAGGCCAGCATCTAAATCTGAACCTAGAAAACTTTCTAAGGGAAGTATGTTCAGAAGATTTTAATTAGTAACAAACAAAAACAAATAAATAATGGCAACTCCAGTAATGAACAATGGTATATTCCTCAGAGATACCGCTTACAATGCAAGTTCCCATGTGGATTCTTACCACTTGGTAAACATGCTGAAAGATGCTGAACCCATGGATTTGGGTCCAGTTGACCTTTGGGCTATGGCTCAAAAAGTTGAAATGCCACTTTATCAAATGTCTTCATTTGGTGGTAAAAATGTAATCATGGTAGATAATGCTCGTGGAGAGTATAGATGGCAGACTCCAGTAACTGTGGATCTTCCTTATATCATTGAAGACATTGAACCAAACAATGATTTCAAAGGTGTAGATGGTACAACATTCCGTATCAAATTAAACAGACGTGAGTTTGGACATGGTGATATCATTACTTATGACAAATACAACGGTGTTGAGATGTACATTACAGACGAAGATATCTTACCATTAGGTGATGGATTTATCTATACTGTACAGTTGGTGAACAATGACAACTACAAATACATTGACAACAAGTACTTGGCTAACGGTACTAAAGTATTCCGTAAAGGTTCTGCACGTGGTGAGTATGGTGAGAGATTCTCTGACATCACAACAAGAACTGGATTCCGTGAATTCTACAACTTTGTTGGTGGTGCTGAAGCTCACGTTCACTATTCTATTTCATCTCGTGCTGACTTGATGATCAAAGGTGGAATGAATGCAGATGGTACAGTTCCTGTAACTGAGATCTGGAGAACATTTGACAAAAACATTGATCCATCTATTTCATCTTTGGATGACATGGTTAAAGTAATGGGTAAAGATAAAGTTAAACGTGCATTTGATAACGGTGACTTATCTAGAACATTCTTAACTCAAATGGAATCTGCACACTTGACAAAAGTTGCTACCGATATTGAAACTTACTTGATGTGGGGACAAGGTGGACGTGTTCGTCAAGATGGTCCAGATGATATCAGATTGTCTGTCGGTCTTTGGAGACAGTTGGATAACTCTTTCAAAAGAATCTACAACAAAAATAACTTTACTCTTGATTTGTTCCGTGGAGAAATCTACAACTTCTTCAATGGTAAAGTTGAGTTCCAAGGTCCAGATCCAAAACGTAGCTTAGTTGTACAAACTGGTATGGGTGGAATGAGAATGGTAAATGAAGCAATTAAAAAAGAAGCTGTTGCATCTGGTTTATTGATTCAGGCTGCTGATATTGGTGCAATCACTGGTAAAGGTATGGACTTGAACTTTGGATTTGCATACACTTCTTATGTGATTCCATTCTTGGCAAATGTTAAGTTTGTATTGAACCCAGCATTTGACAACGTACATACAAATGATATTGAGAACCCAATCATTGATGGTTTCCCATTATCTTCTTACTCGTTCATTATCTTTGATATCACTGATAACACTAATGACAATATCTACTTATTGAAATTGTCTTGGGATAATCAATTGAAATGGTGGTATCAAAATGGTACAATGGACTACATGGGTAGAACACAAGGATTCCAGTCTTCTGGACAATTCAATGGTTACCGTGTAATGATGTCTCAAACAATGCCGGCTATTTGGGTTAAAGATCCAACTAAAGTCTTGAAAATTGTTATGAGAAACCCTATCACTGGTGGATCATTCTAACCAGACACTATAAAAAACGGGGTAGGTTTAATAGCCTACCCCTTTTTTACTTTTAGAATACAAAACTTATTAATTAAAAACCAACAACAAAATGGAAAATTTCACAATGGTCGAAGTAGGTGTCGGCAGTATTAAAAAAACATCTATTGCAGTTAGACCTTATTTTGACAAACAAGCTGGAAACATGGGGCTTGAAGATTATGGGATGAGTCTTTATGACGGAGTAACTCATAATGAACAATTAGCATGTTTAGAAAACAACGGAGTAATTAGATATATTACAGGATTGAATGAATTTGCACCTGAAATTAAATTACTTAGTATTGAAG